GCATGAATGGAAAGTTCATGTGGAAAAAATTATCGGAATATACAGACGAATACGGAATCAATATTCTGTTCTGTAACAATCGTGAAGAAGCACAAGAACGTGTAATGAGAATATTCGATGAGATAACAGAGATATTAACCCGTGAACAAGCCGAATAATACAACAAGCGTTATTCAAGACGCTTGGCTAAACATAGATATTCCTGATTCCAAAATCATCAATCCGTTCTCCGTTCAAACCGATGTTGATTTTCAGACTAAACTTACATGGTTAATGACTAACCCAGAATACTTTTCTTTCATCTGTAAAGAAGTGTTCAATGTGGAGGTACTACCTGTCCAAGCCCTCATGCTGAAAGAGATGTGGGACAGAAAGTTTCCAATGCTCATAGCGAGTCGTGGCTTTGGAAAATCATTTATATTGTCATTGTATTCCATGATGCGGGCTTTACTGTTTCCCGGCAGAAAGATTGTTATTGTTGGTGCGGCTTTCCGTCAATCAAAAGTTCTTTTTGAGTATATGGATACCATTTGGCGAAACGCTCCAATTCTTAGAGATATGGTTGGCGGTGATAGTGGGCCAAGGCGTGATGTAGATAGGTGTCGCATGATCTTAGGCGACAGTACGGTTACCTGTTTACCACTTGGTGATGGAAGCAAGATTCGTGGTCAACGTGCTAACGATATCATTGCGGATGAATTTGCATCTATTCCTCGTGAAATCTTTGAAAACGTTGTTGCAGGTTTTGCCGCAGTCAGCGCTTCTCCAATAGAGAATGTTAAGCGTATAGCCTCAAACAAAAAGTCTGTAGAGCTTGGAGAAAAAACCCAAAAAGAGCTTATGGAAGAAGAAGACGGTGAGATGGGAAACCAGATTATTTTATCTGGTACTGCTTACTATGACTTTAACCACTTTTCAGAGTATTGGAAAAAGTGGAAGCAAATTATAAACAGTAAGGGTGAGGAGAGAAAACTAGGCGAGATGTTTGGCGAGGACGGCATACCAAAAGGTTTTGACTGGACGCAATATTCAATCATAAGAATCCCCTTTGAACTTTTGCCGGAAGGATTTATGGACGCAGCTCAAGTCGCTAGATCTAAAGCAACCGTTCACTCCGGCATTTATGAAATGGAATTTGGAGCGTGTTTTTCTAGCGATAGCAACGGCTTCTTTAAAAGGTCTTTGATTGAGTCTTGTGTCGCCTCTCCTGAAAACTCTATCTCCTTACCAAGTGGAGAAGTTCAGTTTCAAGCTATGCTTCGAGGAAATCCTGAAACTAAGTATGTATACGGTATTGATCCAGCTTCAGAAGTAGATAACTTTTCAATTGTGGTTATGGAAATGCATGAAGACCATAGTAGAATTGTTTACTGCTGGACTACCAATAGGGGAAGACACAAGGAACAACTTAAGGCTGGAGTAGTAAGTGAAACAGATTTCTACTCTTATTGTGCTAGAAAAATTAGAGATCTAATGAAGATCTTTCCTTGTGAAGAAATAGCTCTAGATGCTCAGGGTGGCGGTATTGCTGTGATGGAAGCTCTTCACGATAAAGACAAAATCCAAGAAGGCGAAGTTGCTTTATGGCCTACTATCGACGAGAACAAAGAAAAGGATACCGATGGCAATCCCGGCCTACACATCCTAGAAATGATACAGTTTGCAAAATCAGACTGGGTCAATGAGGCCAATCACGGACTCAGAAAGGACTTTGAAGACAAGGCGGTTTTATTTCCCTATTTTGATGCAGCAACAATCGGTCTTGCTATTTCTGACGACAAGCTGAAAGGTAGAGTCTACGATACTTTAGAAGATTGCGTGATGGAGATTGAAGAATTAAAAGATGAACTATCAATGATCATCATGAGTCAGACTCCTGCTGGACGAGACAAGTGGGACACGCCAGAGGTTAAGCTGCCGGGAGGAAGAAAAGATAGATTGCGTAAAGACCGTTACAGCGCTTTAATTATGGCAAATATGTCAGCCCGTACCATACACAGATATCCAGCTCCTCCCCCATATGAAATTGTTGGAGGTTTTGCTACTGGAGCAAGTAGTGATGGAGGCCCAGACTATAGCGGCCCATCATGGTTTACAGAAGGTGTTAAGGATGTTTATTGATTTGGTGTATAATATCATATAGATTAATTCTCAAATCATTTCAACTACAATTCGATTAAGGCGTATAATGAGCAATCTAATCAAAGACACCGAAAAAACACAGGCTTTTGTCACATGGTCAGACGATTCTGGCAAGGAAAAAGCTTTGTCCCAAGTTTCGGACAACATAGATCACTATGAAGGGGTTCAGAAGTCTTTAGGTGGTTTTCGTAGGTCTTTTTTAGATATAGAAACCAACCGCTCTGTCAGAACAGGCTTTACAAGAGAAGATTACAATCGCTTTAGAAGCGAAGAAGCCGTTCCCCAACTTCAAAAAGATGCCATACAGATGTGCATGACTGCCTATGACAAGGTTGGTATCATTCGCAATGTTATTGATCTAATGGGCGACTTTGCTTGTCAGGGAATAACTATCGTTCATCCAAACAAGAGAATCGAGAAATTTTTCCGTAAGTGGTTTGAAAAGGTTGGCGGAAAAGGTCGTTCTGAAAGATTTCTCAATACGCTTTATCGGTGTGGAAACGTAGTTGTAAAACGCCGAACAGCTAAAATTAACAAGAAAGTGGAAACCGACCTTCGCAAATCTCTCGGTCAGCCAGACATGTCAATAAAAGACCTAAAGGTTCCCAGAAGGGAAATTCCATGGGTCTACGACTTTCTTAACCCTCTCACTATCGAAGTGATTGGCGATGAGCTTTCGTCCTTTGTAGGCGAAAAAAGATATGCTATTAAGATCTCTAAATTGGTTAGAGGTTTGACCAGCAAGGGTATAAGCGGGTCTAACAATTATTCTCAGTTGGCGATGCAGCTACCTTCTGATATCAGAAAAGCAATCCAAAGTGGACAGTCTATCGTTCCCCTAGACCCTGACAAGCTCTCTGTCCACTACTACAAAAAGGACGACTGGTTGGTATGGGCCAACCCTATGATTTATGCCATTCTTGATGACATTATTATGTTAGAGAAGATGAAGCTTGCAGATATTGCTGCTCTTGATGGTGCTATTTCTAATGTCAGACTTTGGAGTCTTGGTGATTTAGACAATAAAATTCTACCAACTAAAAATGCTATTAATAAGCTCAGAAATATTTTAGCTAGCAACGTTGGTGGCGGAACTATGGATTTAGTTTGGGGGCCGGAATTAAAGTTTACTGAATCTAGTACACAAGTATATAGATTTTTGGGAAAAGAAAAATATGAACCGGTTCTTACCAATATTTACGCTGGCCTTGGTATTCCCCCTACCCTCACCGGCATGGCCGCTGGTGGCGGCGGTAGTTTTACCAACAATTTCATTAGCCTTAAAACTCTCGTCGAAAGACTAGAGTATGGTCGAAACGTCTTAATTGACTTTTGGTCTGAAGAGATTGAGCGAGTTCGCAAGGCTATGGGTTTCAGGCTTCCGGCCCGTGTTCATTTCGACCAGATGGTTCTTGCTGATGAATCAGCAGAAAAGAACCTACTCATTCAGTTGGTTGATAGAAATATTATTAGTGCCGAAACCGTTGTAGAGCGGTTTGGTGAAATTCCAGAAATTGAGAAAATTAGGATTCGTAGGGAAGAAAAAGAAAGGTCTAGGGAAACCATGCCTCAGAAATCTGGGCCTTATCATAATCCTCAACATCGCAACGACCTTGAGAAGATAGCTCTTACAAAGGACGCAATTTCTCCAGAAGACTTGGGCTTGGTTCCTTCTACAGAAACAGGAGACCATCCGCTTACTAGCCCGGATGATCGTCGTAGTGATGAACAGATTGAGGACAAGAAAGACGAGCAAAAAGACAAACAGGACGAAAGAGAAGAGAAGAAGCTTGACAAACGTGCTGACAAGCAAGAAGAGTTTAATCCTGTTGGAAGACCAGAGGATGGTAGACCCAAAAACGCTAAGGATAAGCAAAAGAGAAAACAAAAAGAGGTCAAACCTAGAGAAACTGTAAACTCTAGTTTCATAAACCTATCTCTATGGGCCACCAAAGCACAAAAGGATATTGCTGATATTGTGCATAAACCTCTCTTAGCATTTTATGGTAAGAAAACGCTTAGAGGTCTTACTAAGACCGAGATAGACCAACTAGAGTATATTAAGTTATGCATACTCTGTAATCTAGAACCTTACATGGATGTTGATGCCGATATAGTGAATAAGATTTT